CCTTCCCGCCGCTCAATGGGTCGAGCGCGTGTTGAAAGGTCGTGCTCCTGCGATCACGACCACATCGGTTGCCACTCAACTTGTCGCTTGCGTGAGCGGTCTGGGGCTCGCCGTCCTGCCGCATTTTTTGGCCCGGCCACGTGGTCTGACGTCTCTCGACTCCGACCTCGGGATCGACCAGTCGATTTGGCTCGTGACCCAATCCGATCTTGCCCAGTCCCGCAGGGTGTGCGCCGTCGCAGATTTCCTCCGTGATTTGGTCAGGCTCCATGGAGCGACCCTGAGCGGGTGATCTACAGCATCGCAGAAACCGACAACAAAGGCTCTAACGCCGTTCGGCAGCATTCACCGGCTCTGGCCAATACGATACACCCGAACTCTACCTTCTTCCTTTGCCGAGGTCACGACCAACCCCAGCTTCTTGCCCAAGGCCCCCGACATGGCACCGCGTATGCTGTGCGCCTGCCAGCCAGTGGCGACCATGATCGCCTCCATCGTGGCCCCTTCGGGAGCCTGAAGCATAGCGATCAGCATCGCCTGTTTGGTCCCGGCGCGCGGGGTCGGCAGCTTGGGCGCGGGCACTTCGGCGGCGCGTTCGCGGATGGCCGCCATCGTTTCCATCACCACCGGTTCGATTCCGATGGCCAGCATCCCTGCGTCGGTGACCACCAGCGTAGTGCCGTGGCCATCGCCGGTTTCGCGCCAGAGCGGTTCACCGTGGCGCAGGTTGGCGTCAACCTCCTCGAGCCAGCCGCGCCCGATCATCATGGTGACGACCTTTTTCGCGGCGGTACCGTGCAGCCCCTTCGGCAACGGCAGGGCGATATTGTCGGCGCGCTGGGTCCCGGCGCTGAGGATGAGGGTCTGGGTTTCGGTGAGTTTGGTCATTGTGGCCTCCGGATGCGGGCGTGCGGAATGCGACGCCTTCTACGGACGCAAGCCCCGCCATCGCGGGGCTGGTCTGGTGTTGGTCCCGATCACTCGGCGTGTTCGCCCTCCTTGAAGGCGCTGGCGGTGATGCGCTTGAGGAGGCTCGCGTAATGCTCGAGGGTACCGACATCGCCCCAGTTGATCTCGTCCGGGTTGGTCTCGAAGTGGTCGTCGCTGAGGGCTTTCAGACGCTCCAGCATCGTGTCGATTTCGGTCTTGGCGGCGATGAAGGCGTTCAGAGCCTTGTCGGTCTGGGCGGTGGCGCGGCGTGTGGTCATGGTCTGGTCTCCGGGGTGAGTTGCATCGTTTGCGTGCAATCAGAATCGCTTGGCTCGCGAGTGTAATCAACTTAATAACAAGCAATATCATTGCTTTAATCGAGGCAGACAGCGCCATGGAAGGTATGAGCGAGCGCGAATATTCGGCCCATTCCGGTCTGTCGCGCGGGGCCATTCAGAAGGCGCGCAAGGCCGGTAGGCTGGCGGTCTACAGCGATGGCTCGATAAACGCCGCAGCCTCGGACGTACGACGGGCAGAGATGACCGACCCCGATCAGCAGCGGCGCAGCACCGGCGGAGACAGTGGCTTCTCGGGGCCAGCGGACAGCTCGTCATATCTCAAGGCCCGCACCGCGCTGACGGTTTATCAGGCGCAGGAACGCCAACTGGCGATCCAGAAGAAGAAGGGCACGCTGGTGGATCGCGCCCGCGCCGAGACGCTGGTGTTTCGCCTCGCGCGGCAAGAGCGCGACGTCTGGGTGACCTGGCCCAGCAGGGTGGCGGCGCTGATGGCCGCCGAAGTCGCAGCGGAGGTGGAAAAACAATCCGGCAATCCGGAGCAACCAGTGATCATCGAGGCCGCGATCCTGCAGAGGGTGCTGGAAACCCATGTCAGAGCGCAACTCGACGCCCTTGCCGATCTCCGGGTCAGTCTCGGATAACGGAGACGATACAACCGACACCGATCTGACCGAAGATCAGCTGACGGACGGGCTCGACCTCGACTTTGACGGGGCCGAGGACATCCTGCGGTCCTGGCGTCGCGGCATGCGGCCCGATCCGGACCTGACGGTGTCGGAATGGGCGGACCAACACCGCAAACTATCGTCGCGCGCCAGTGCGGAACCGGGCCAGTACCGCACCGCGCGCACGCCGTATCTGCGCGAGATCATGGATGCTCTGTCGCCCCGCCACCCAGCGCAGCGGATCAGCTTCATGAAAGCCGCACAAGTCGGGGCGACAGAGGCTGGCAACAACTGGATCGGCTTTGTCATCCATCATGCACCGGGCCCGATGCTGGCAGTGCTGCCGACGGTGGAAATGGCCAAACGCACCTCGCGCGGGCGGCTTGATCCGCTGATCGCGGAAAGCCCAGCGCTGCGGGAACGGGTCAATCCAGCGCGGTCGCGCGATGCGGGCAACTCAATGCTGTCAAAGGAATTCCCCGGCGGCATTCTGGTGCTGACCGGTGCCAACTCGGCCACCGGCCTGCGGTCGATGCCCGCACGCTACATCTTTCTCGATGAGGTCGACGCCTATCCGGCTTCCGCCGATGAGGAAGGCGATCCGGTCACCCTCGCCGAGGCGCGCACCACCACCTTTTCGCACCGGCGCAAGGTGTTCATGGTCTCGACGCCGACGATCCGGGGCATCAGCCGGATCGAACGGGAATATGAGGCCAGCGATCAGCGGCGGTATTTCGTGCCCTGTCCACATTGCGGGGCGATGCAGTGGCTGCAGTTTGAAAGGCTGCGCTGGGACAAGGACCGCCCTGACACCGCCGCCTATCATTGCGAGGGCTGCGAGAAGCCCATCGCAGAGCATCACAAGACGCAGATGCTGGAGCGGGGCGAATGGCGGCCAACTGCTGTTGCAGCCGATCCGCATTCCATCGGTTTTCACCTCTCGGCGCTCTATTCGCCGCTGGGTTGGAAAAGCTGGGCGCAGATCGCGCGGGACTGGCTGGCAGCGCAGGGCTCGGAAGAGATGCTGCGCGCGGCGCGCAACACGCTGCTGGGCGAGACGTGGGTGGAGTCGGGCGATGCGCCGGAATGGCAGCGGCTGGCGGAACGTCGCGAGGCGTTCGGATTGCAGATCCCCGAGGGTGGTCTGTTCCTGACGGCTGGCGTTGATGTGCAGAAGGACCGGATCGAGGTCGATGTCTGGGCCTGGGGTCGCGGGCTGGAAAGCTGGCTGATCGATCACATCGTCATTCCGGGCGGTCCTGACGATCCGGCCTGCTGGGAAAAGCTGACGGCTCTGTTGGGGCGGACATGGGCCCATGCCAACGGCGCTGTGATGGTGATCGCCAAGCTGGCGATCGACACCGGCTATGAAGCGGCAGCGGTTTATGCCTGGGCGCGGGCGCAGGGCTTCGAGCAGGTCTCGCCCATCAAAGGGCTGGAAGGCTTCAACCGCGCGACGCCAGTATCGGGCCCCACCTTTGTCGATGCCACCATCGGTGGCAAGCGCCTGCGCCGCGGCGCACGGCTTTGGTCGATCGCCACGGCGACATTCAAGACCGAGACCTATCGCTTCCTGCGGCTGGAACGGCCCAGCGACGAAGACCGGAGCTTGGGCGTCTGCGATGCCCCCGGCACTGTGCATTTGCCCGACTGGATCGACACCGAATGGCTGAAGCAGCTGGTGGCAGAACAGCTGGTCACTGTGCGCAACAAGCGCGGCTATGCCCATCCCGAATGGCAGAAGATGCGCGAGAGGAACGAAGCGCTGGACTGCAGGGTCTATGCAAGGGCGGCCGCGTGGATCCTTGGCGCGGATCGCTGGGACGAGGCGACATGGCGCAGGCTTGAAGAACAGGCCGGGGTCGAGACCCGCCCACCTGTCGCCCCGGTTGCAGTGGATAGCGCGGCCCCGGAACCAGACTCGCCGCAACCTGCCAAGGCCGGAACGCCAACCACGCCACGCCGCAAGCGCCGGGTCTACACACCGAACTTCATGAGGGACTGAGATGGATCTGGAACGGATGCGCGCGCTGCTGGCCGCACTGCAGGAGGCGCGCTACGCGGGCGTCCGCTCGGTCAGCTATGACGGCAAAACCATTGCCTATGGCTCGGATGCGGAACTGGCGAATGCCATTGCCGATCTGGAAGGTCGGATTGCCACGGCCACCTCCGGCACCCCGCGTCGTCGCCGCTGGGGCACTATTGCCACGAAGGGCCTGTGATCCATGGCGTTTGAAGCCTTCCGTCAACGCATCGGCAGCATCATCGGTGGCTTCGACGCGGCGCAGGCCCACCGGCGGCTGCGGGGCTTCCGTGCCAGCCGCGCCCATGTGAACACGCTGATCGCAGCGACTGGCGACACGATCACGGCCCGTGCGCGCTGGCTTGTGCGCAACAACGGCTATGCGGCCAACGCGGTGGAATCCTTCGCCAGCAACGTCGTGGGTGATGGCATCAAGCCGTCCAGTTCCATTGCGGATGCCGCAAAGAAGGAAGAGTTGCAGGCGCTGTGGCTCGCGTGGACCGATGATGCCGACGCCGAAGGGCTGACCGATTTCTACGGGCTGCAGCGCCGGGCGGCGCGCGAGGTCTATCTCGCGGGTGAGGTGTTCATCCGGATTCGGCCGCGCCGGGCCGAGGACGGTCTGACCGTGCCGCTGCAATTACAGATGCTGCCTGCAGAAATGCTGCCGCTCGACATGAGCCGCGAATTGCCCGGCGTTGGCCTGATCCGGCAGGGGATTGAGTTCGACGGCATCGGCCGCCGCGTTGCCTATCACTTCCTGCGCCGCCATCCCGGCGATTTGACCGATCCGGGGCTTGCGGGCGAGACGACACGGGTGCCTGCATCCGAAGTGATCCACGTATTGGACCCGGTCGAGGCCGGTCAGCTACGCGGCGTGTCGCGATTTTCCGCTGCGATCGTGAAACTGTTCACGCTGGATCTCTACGATGACGCTGAACTGGAGCGGAAGAAGATCGCGGCGATGTTCGCGATGTTCATCACCTCGCCCGCGCCAGAAACGCCGCTGGAACCGACCGAGGAGGATCTGGAAGTCGAACCCGGCCAGGTGGTGCGGCTGGATCCCGGCGAGGATGTCTCG